GCGACTTCGTCGAGTCGGGGTGATGCGACACCAAAAGCTTGTCAGTGCGCGCGTAGACTTCGGTTATGCGGCCGTCGGGCGTTGGGTACTCATGGACCGGGTGGTGCCAGCGGTAGCCGTGCCGGCGGTGGATTTTCTGGTAGCGAAATTTGATCCCGCAGCCCCAATCGAAAAAGTACTCGAGCCGCGTCGTCTCAGGCTGCCAGACGCGTTCAATTTCTGCGCGCCAGCCTTCCTCCAGCACTTCGTCAAGATCCAGACTGATGCACACATCGACGTCAGCAGGCAGCAGGCACAACGCGGTGTCGCGGGCCATGTCAAAGCGCCAAGGCTGCACGCTGATCTCAGCCACGTCCAAGCTGCACTGCCTCGCAAGGTCGACCGTGTCGTCGGTGGATCCAGTGTCGGCGATCAACACAAGGTCTGCGTCCTCGGCGCTTTGCGCAAACCGGCGCACAAACTTGGCTTCGTTCTTGCTGATCGCGTAGACTGCTATTTTGAGCCGGCGGTAGACAAAAACGCCGATTTCGTTTTCAAGGTGCTGCTGCCAAGGCGCTCCAAAAGCGTCCACAAACGTTTCGACGCTCCAGTTGTCGGTGATGTGCTCCTCCGAAGGGTTGCCGTTGTAGGGTCCTTGCGGGTAATGGCCGATGGGTATGCTTACAATGACGTATTTGCTCAGCGCGCGCGCAGCCGCAAGCAACGTTTGCGCATCTGCGGCGGGCATGTGCTCCAGCACGTCGCCAAAGATAATGAGGTCGCAGCGCTTAAACGCAAAGTCGCGCGCATCCGCGCAGACGACCGCGTCGTACTTTTGCTCGAGTGCAAACTGCGCGACGTTGGGCTGCCAGATCTCAATTGCGGTCCAGTGCTGGCCAGCTTGCTTGTATTGCGCGTAATGCCCAGCGCCTGCGCCGACGTCGTACACGCGCTGCGGATTGATGCGCTTGATCAGATCGGCGATATAGGCTTTGCCGGATGCGCTGCTTTGTGGCATGGATCGCGTGCTCTAAGCGTTTGGAGCGAAAGCAACCCAGTTTTGTGCAGACTCGTCCCACACGTGCGCGCCTTCGGGCATCGCTACAGGAGGCACCCACTGGCAAGTGTCGGGGTCCAGATTCCAGCTTTCAAAGGGTCGCGGCGGCACAAACCCGTCTATTGGAGGCGGCATGTAGGAATAGCCAATGCCCGCGTAGTTCTTCCTGATATTGCCGTTGTAGCTCGTCTGCTTCCAAGTGCCACCAAGAATCTTTTCAAGATGCGCTGCGCCGATATGCTCCTTCTCAACGCCAGACGCGTCTGCCGTGTCTTTGTTGTTGACCACCACCACTTGTGTGACCATGTTGTTTTCGTCGAGTTTTGCGAAGTGAGCCATTACGCCTCCAGCCTAAGTCCAGTTAAATCCATTTCTTCCCCAACGACACCGACAGGAAAGGTGTTAAACGATAAGCTAATCCGAGTGTCATCGCCTTTGATCTCAGGAACCATGTGCGTCAGTGACGATGGGAACAGAATCAGCTTACCGACAGTCGCTTCAAACCACCAGCTTTCAGAGTTGTAGGGGTTCCATGTTTCAGGCGGGAACTTGATCTGCTGCCAACCATCACGGTAGAAGTAAATCCTGTCGTTCGCATTAGTTTGAACGTAGAACACACCTGAGATGTAGCTATTGGGATGTGCGTGTTTGTGGTGATATTGGCCAGGTTCTGAGTAGTTGCACCAGCTTTGCGTGACTCTTAGGCTTACGTTGTGCTTGGGATTGACTGTGCTTTTAAAGTAATCCGATACCGCGTCTTCTATAAATGAGCGTAGGCTTGTCAGCGCAGGGTTGCGGAGCACAAAGTTGTTTGTAGACGTAGTGTTACCCATGTTAGGTCTTGTCTCAAGCTCACGGATGAAGAATAACTCCTCATCAGACAAGGGCCTGCCAAGCTCTGCAAAGCCAACAGGAATAGGGAATAAGTTATGCAACTGCACGTTCAAATTCCTCTTTGGCTATGCCCATCTCTTTCAGTTGTTCGTCGGTGTAGATCGTAGCAATGCTGTCCTCAAACTCTCTGATTTTGTCAATAACCGCATGGACCTCTTCAATGCTTGGGCATGGTCTAGGATCATCCCACCGTGTGAACACGTTGTTTGATATTTCCCACTTTGCTCCTGGACGAAGCAAGTGCATGGCTGTATCAATTCCAAGGAATTTGTAAACTTTTGTAGTCATGTTATTAATTGATTTTGATGATTACGATACCGGAGCTACCTGCGCCGCCGCCGCTTCCAGGAAGGGCACTACCGCCACCGCCACCACCAGTATTAGCGTTTGGTGCTGCGTTACCAGCGGTTCCTGCGCCACCTGAGCCACCAACAGAAGAGCCTCCTGAACCAGCCGGACCGCCTGCACTGCAACTACCACCGCCACCACCTCCATAAGTTACAGACGAACCAGAAAGAGTAGAGACAGTTCCAATACCACCGGCGCCGCCTGCTGTTGTGATTCCGTTTGCCCCAAGCCCTCCTGAACCACCACCACCGCCTGCTCCATAAAACGGGCCTGAGTTAACTCCGGAACCGCCTGCGTAACCTTGAACAGCAGGGCCAGGTATTGCAGGTGTATTGCCGGCAGAACCAGAGCCTCCGTTTTGTCCGCCACCGCCCGAACCTCCAGTGCCAGCAGCAACACCATGCCCCATACCCCCACCACCTCCAGCAGAGGTAACAGAGTATGAAGGCGCAGGGCCGGACGAAGGAGCAGACAAAGAAGAATCTGTGCCGTTATTGCCTGCACCATTTGTAGATTTTGTTGGACCACCACCGCCTACAGTAACGGTAAAAACTTGCCCCGCATTGACAGTTTGTGAGCTGGCTATTCGATACCCACCCGCACCACCGCCACCGGCATTACCACCGTTCAAACCTCCACACCCACCACTACCACCGCCAGCTAAACACAAGTAATCAATGCTTGTTACAGCCGTTGGTACTGTCCATTGTGTAGTGCCTTTGAACGTAAATACGGTTTGTGCGAGCACGGCGTATTTAAGGATGACAATGCCGGAGCCGCCTGCTGCTCCAAGACCATAACCACCGGCCCCACCACCACCACCGCCGCCTGTATTAGGTGTTCCAGCAACGGCAGCACCGTCATTACCATGCCCTTTACCGCCACCGCCAGCTCCACCAGCTCCACCAGCAGCGGAATTTCCCATACCGCCGCCACCGCCAGCATATGTGCCACCACCTAAAGCCGCGCTTACGGTGGCTCCAGATCCTCCAGCTCCACCTGCACCTGAACCTGGCGTAGTGCCAGCGTTTGCAGCGCCACCGCCACCACCACCAGACAATGAAACTGGTCGGCCAGCCCCACCGTTCGTTCCTTGCGTAGCATTTGTATCTGGGGGTGAGGATGACGCTGGAGTATTACCTGTTCCACCGTAAAACGACGCCCCAATTGCACCAGAACCTCCGCCTCCAGAACCGCCATTATTTCCGTATTCCCTAGGTGCTTCCCTGCCGCCCCCGTCACCACCACCGGCCGAGGTAATCGTACTAAATACCGAAATACCACCAGGGCTTGCATTTGCTCCTGATCCACCAGCAGCAGCAGCAGCGCCAGCAGCACCTACGGTGATTGCATAGTTAGTCCCAGCGCTAACTGACAACCCTGTTCCAGTTCTAAAACCACCTGCTCCACCTCCACCGCCGTGGTTTTTTCCACCCCCACCTCCACCAGCCACAACCAAATACTCAACCTCTGTAACACCCGCAGGGCATGTCCAAGTAGACGTAGCAGTAAAGGTTTGAACGACAACCAAATTAGTTAAAGGCCATATACCCTGCCTTTGAGCAATCATCTGCTCCATGAGTGACCAAACGCCTCTGGCTGAAGCTGTTGTGGGTATATTTGCCGGGCCGATTATCCCGCCGTTACCTCTAGGCATGGCGACTCCTAGCTAATGTCTTCGTAGCTGCAAACAATTTTTAAATCGCTTGCCGTGCCAGCCGTAGCACCTAACGAGGTGTTTTCTTCTAAATATATGTAAGCATCTTTGTCAATCACCACTAGCGTCCCATCAGCAGGGACAACCACCGTCGAGCAAATCTGTGTAGCCGTCCCTCCTAGAGCAGCAGCAGAGTAGTAGTTAATCGTGATTTCAGCGTTGCTTGTACCATCTACGTTCGCCACGTACAGAGAATTAACTTTTAAAACTTTGCCAGAAGAAGCTGCGTTGCTTAGAATTGACGTAGCCGAAGTTGTAGTTAAATCAACTGTTACTGATTTACCTGTGATAGTTGTCGGAGAAAGTAGATTTGGTGCGGCCATGTTTGATCCTATCCAAAAATAAGTGCAGCAGTGAGTGCATTAAAAGCGCCGCCACCACCCCCGCCACCGGGCCCCGTGGGTCCTGTCGGTCCAGCATTGCCTTGAGCGCCGGTAGCGCCCGTGGCGCCTGGTGCTCCAATTGGTCCAGGCACAGTTGACGCAGGTCCGGTAGGTCCGCTGTCGCCTTGCGCGCCAGTTGCCCCTGTTGAGCCCGTAGGCCCTGGCACAACAGACACTGGGCCTGTTGGTCCTGCATTGCCCGTTGGCCCCGTTGGGCCGACACCTGTCGGACCCGTTGGTCCCGGTGTTGTTGACGCAGCCCCGGTCGGCCCTGTTGGGCCGGCGCCCGTCGGTCCCGTTGGTCCCGGTGTTGTTGACGCAGCCCCGGTCGGCCCTGTTGGGCCGGCGCCCGTCGGTCCCGTTGGTCCCGGTGTTGTTGACGCAGCCCCGGTCGGCCCTGTTGGGCCGACACCTGTCGGACCCGTTGGTCCCGGTGTTGTTGACGCAGCCCCGGTCGGCCCCGTTGGGCCGACACCTGTCGGACCCGTTGGTCCCGGTGTTGTTGACGCAGCCCCGGTCGGCCCTGTTGGGCCGGCGCCCGTCGGTCCCGTTGGTCCCGGTGTTGTTGACGCAGCCCCGGTCGGCCCTGTTGGGCCGGCGCCCGTCGGTCCCGTTGGTCCCGGTGTTGTTGACGCAGCCCCGGTCGGCCCTGTTGGACCCACGCCACCTGCGCCCGAAGACGCGGCCGTAAGGCGACCTTGCGCGTCAACCGTCAGGGTTGTATTTGTGTAGGTGCCTGCAGTAACGGCAGTATTTGCAAGATTAAGCGTGCGAGACAATTCAAGACTACCACCGCCCTGCAGCCCGGTGCCCGCGATGATCGAGACATTTGCATCAGTTAAGATTATCCAACTGCCGCCATGCGCAAAATAAAGCTTTCCGGTGTCGTGCGCGTGAGCGACTGCGCCGTGGTACGTCAACGCCGACGGAAAATTAGCAACTGCGTCAAAGTAAAACGGAATAATCGAGGCGGCTTGCGGCGCAACGATGGCGCCTGCGTCTGTAATCGTAACGCCGGAATTTTGGATCAGTTTGCCGGTTGTCTGATCAAAACGCGCGATTGCGTTATCGGTCGCCGACGCGGGTCCTACCACATCGCCTGAGCCACCGCCGCCCGAGCCGGTAGGTCCTGTCGGGCCGGGTATGCCCTGCGCGCCAGTTGCCCCAACTTGCCCCTGAGCGCCTGTTGGTCCAGGGACGCTCGATGCAGCCCCGGTTGGGCCAGTTGGCCCACTTCCAGCCCCAGTTGGTCCAACCTGCCCCTGAGCGCCAGTTGGTCCAACTTGCCCTGCATCTCCTGTTGGTCCTATATTACCTTGCGCTCCAGTTGGGCCGGGTATGCCCTGCGCGCCAGTTGCCCCAACTTGCCCCTGAGCGCCTGTCGCTCCAACTTGCCCTTGCGCGCCGGTTGGCCCAGGCACTGTCGACGCAGCTCCCGTCGGCCCTGCCGATCCTGTGGCGCCGGTCGGCCCAACAATAGGCCCGACGTTGACCCACGCGCTGCCGTTCCAGGTGTAGGCTGCGCTCGTCATGGCGCAAGCACAATGTAAGTGTTGCCAGGTTGATTGCCAACCATCGGCAATTGTGCAGGCGTGGCAACAACACCCACCACTTGCAGACCCGTCCCCGCAGCGCCCGTTGGGCCGGCATTGCCCTGTGCGCCTGCAGTCCCTGCTGGGCCTGTCGGCCCAATAACGCCCCGGTCGATGACCAGTGTAATGTTACTCAATTCGTCACTCCGTCGCTACGCACCAAGAAAAGCAAAAAAACTATCAAATCTTCAGCAGGCGTACTGCCTGAAGCAGGCAGTGCAATTTTGACGTTGCCTGAAAAGCCAACGCAGTTGCTTGCGTTAATGTCAAGTTGCGCATCGGCAGCCGCCACCGCCCACGTTGACTCATCGATGACGAGGGTAAACGTCCCGCTTGCTAGTTGCTGGTTTGTAATTGTTAGACTAACAGGCGAGGGCGGCGGCGAATAGTCTGCAATGTCAAACGTCAGCCCATAGCGGCTGTCGCGGACGTTGGAGAGTTGCCGACGCAGGATCTGCGAAGTGATCGTTGCGCCGGTCAGGTCGCGCGGCGTCCCGTCGCTATTGTTGAGCGTCAGGTTATAAAACGTCCGCTGGTTGTAAACCAGTTCGCCCGCGATGATCTGGTTGTCAAACCCGCTGATCTGCGTCAGCGTATTCTTGTTAAAAATTGCCACGTGCCCTCCGCTTGGCCGACTTGCTCATACCGGCGGCGCGGTACACCGCGCACACCGTAGCGGTGATGCTTGCAATGCGCAAAGTGTAGCTCTGCATTTATTTTTCCGCAAGCGCTTGCTGCAAGGCCGCAACACGTGCCTCGAGTTCCTGCACTGCACGCACAAGGATTGGGATGTAGCTTGCGTAGTGGATTGTGTCGTGGCCGACAATGCCTGCGGACTCCGCGCGCGGATCGTGCATCACGAGCGGTGTACCGTCGCCCACAAGCGGGCGCACTTCGTCGCTTATAAACCCAAAGCAGCGCAGCGCCGGATCTTGTTGCAGCCGAAACGTCACAGGGTTGAGCGCTTTGATCAGATCCAGTCCGTAGTCAATCGGCGCAATGTCTTGCTTAATGCGCCGATCTGAAGGCGACGCGGTGACCACTTTCCAGACTAGCTGATCGGCGTTGCCGCGATCCACCCGCACGTACGCGCCCGCAATGTCGGTGTTTGCGCTTCCCTGCAAGTAGAGGTTTGCGCTCGCGTTTGCGTTGACGGGCGCATTGTCGTTGCCGTAAAGCGATTGTGGCAACGCCACAAACGTGCCGTCGCCGCGCAGGAATGTGTTCGCGTTGTTTGGAAACGCAGAAAACGTGACGTTGCCGTAGCGGATAGTGCCGGCCACCACATTTATGGCATACGCGCCGTCGCACAAGCGCACCTGACGTATCGAATCGGTGAAGCTGCCGCCTGCGAGAGTCGCTCCGTCTTTGTGTCCGCAGACACCTCGATACGTGTTGCCTCCAGAAACAACGGACCCTACCGTGCCAAAACGTTGGTCGCCCAACACCGCAGACCAATTGCAAAGGGCGCCACTAAGCGACCCGTCTGTAGTAACGCACTCGACCGCGCGCGCTGAGGCAGTGCCGCCTGCGCTCGTAAAATTTGGTAGAGTAACCGCAAGGCCTTGCGCTGTTTGCAACAATGCGCCAGCAAGCAAAGGTGAAGCGCTAATCAGTGGATCAGTTGTTGTACCCGTGCCGCCAAAAAAACCAAGCAATTGATTTGAGGTGTTGTACACCGCTACTTTGTTGGCCGACGTTTTGTTGATCTCAACGCGCTGCGCCCCAGAAACGCCCGTCACAAGCTCGCCCCGCAGGTACGCAGCGTTTGCAAAGAGGTTGCCGCTCGGCTGATCGAGATACCAACCTGCAGTGCCAAAGCTAGACGTGGTGGGTGGCGTTGGTCCGTTGTAGTTGTCGCTGCGAATGCTTTGAAAAATTGACGCAGCAATCGGGCCTGTCCACGCGGTTGAGTTGGCGCCTACACCGTCGACTGTTGTGGCGTTGGCGTTAAACCGCCCTTGCAAATACCACATGACTTGGCCGATTGTGACCGCTGGCGGCGTTGCGCTCCAACCTGCAGGCACCGCAGAGCCTGCCGTGGGCGTCGTAAATGTCGGCGCTGCTGCGTTTTGTGCTTGTACTTTATAGCAGGTCAGCGCGGCGATGCCGATCAAACCGGTGGTGCCTGTCGCTCCTGTGCTCCCCGTGCTGCCCGTAGCCCCGGTGGCCCCTGTGCTCCCCGTGCTGCCCGTAGCCCCGGTGGCCCCTTTGCTGCCCGTGCTTCCAGTTGCGCCTGTGTTGCCAGTAGCCCCTGTGCTGCCGGTGCTTCCGGTGCTTCCGGTGCTTCCGGTTGCACCGGTTGCACCCTGGCCCCCGGTAGCGCCCGTTGGGCCGGTAGGCGTAATCGGCAACCAGACGAGCGCTGCGCTGTAGGCGCTCCGCACTGCGCCAAGGTCGTTGCCTGCAAGGAACCCAAAATAATAGGTTGCTGGCGCAAGCACAAGGTTCTTAAAGGTAAACGTTCCAGCGTTTGTAAACGTTTGACCGCCGATCAATTCTTCAATCGACCACAATTTCCAATCCGTATCGGCAGGCACTGCAACCGTGGTGTAGTACAAGGCTAGGTAGGTCACGCGACCCGTAGCGGGCACGGTGCACACCACATCAAACGTCGGGGGCTGCTGCGCTGCCTGGGTATTGGTGACCGTTGGCGCATTGGCAGCCGAAATAAAACCGGCAGCGGTTAGTTGAGAGTTGGGCGCCGGCGCAAACGCGGTGATGTTGGCGTCGTCGTAAACCTGCGCGTTGTACTCGTTGAGTTCAAGTTTTGCGCCGAGGTTGCCGTCCGGCAGACTCGCCTCAGATACGCGCACAACTCGAAACAACTTGGATGCAAACCCAAAGTCTGTGTTCGTAAGTGCGACTACGTCGCCCGCGTCGACCTGGATGGCCGTGTAAGCGGCGGTGATCGTCACGACCAAGTCTTCGCGCGCTTGCTCAAGTCTCCGGTTTGCGAGGTACTGCGCTTGCACACTGTCGTTGACCAGGTCAAATCTTTGCGTTGCCTTATTGTCGGGTTCGTTGGCGTAGCGCAGCCCTGCGGGCGTGGCAAGCGTGACAAGATTGGTCTGGTCGCGGTTGAGTTTGTCGGGAAACTCGACCTGAATTTGGTTAATCTGCTGGTTAAGGTCAATCGTCGTGACGTTGATCGCGCCGATCACGTTGCTGTCGTCAAAACTGAACGTCGATGCGGTGTCGCGGTTGATGACAATCGACCACTGCCCTGTGGCAGCTTGATACGACATCCAAGAATCGCAAGCATCAAGGATTTTCTGCACGTTGTCGAGCACAGGCTGCCCGGTGTCAAGCACACCGTTGATCCGGTAGCGCGCTTGACTTTGCGCTGCACCGCCGCCTGCGGGCGTGAAGGTGATCGTGGCGTCGCTGTAGGTGTTGAGTGCCGCAGCACTTGCAGTGTCGAGCAACGATGCCATGCCGGCCCCGTAACGCGCATCCGACATGTAGTCCGACCAAACATCCCCTGGCTTTGCAACCGACCCGC